AACTCGAACTATTCCGTTACCACCCGCAGCGAATTTAGAACCGTCCGGTGAAATGGCGACGGCAGAACCGAAAAAGGTGTTCGCCGTGTCGTACTCTATGTCAGCTCCGCGCTGGGACCACGTCGAACCACTGAGACCATAGACCCTGACCTTTCCAGCGTTAGCCTGGATACCAGCGAGAAACGTGGTGGACTCCTTGTACAGACCCGCGATCAGGTAGTTTCCATCGTCCGAAAGAGCTATAGACTTGACATAGCTCGGGATGCTCACGGTATTTCCGCGTTGAGTCCAGCCAACGGGGTACTGTTTGTTCGTGAAGTCGCCGAAGAACGTGATCCTACTATCCGACGCGGTCGCGAAAGCCCTGCCGTCATTCGCAACCCTGACACATCCGACCTTACCCTCGCCCGATGTTCCACTCACGGTCGTCCGTCTGTTCCAAGTTCCGTCAGCTAAGGTGTAAATCTGCGATGTGTTTGTATTGGTTCCTATCGCAGCCTTATCACCATTCTGATTGATTGAGATGCTATCGGCATTGTTGACGGCGTACAATGTAGTTCCTCCATACTCGTTATACGTTTCAGCGGAGGGATCCCATTTGAAAGTCTTTACCGGTGCGCCCGATGCACCGTACCCACCAACAATCACATACGTGCCATCACGGCTGATATCACCTTTGTTGTAGTGGTTCCCTAATGGAGAAGGCATAACTATTTTGTTGTTTTCGTTAGGTGGAGTAGCATCTATAGTAGCATATCCCACACCGTTCCAGGTTATTACAATGATAATATCAGTGTGTTTAATCAACATCACCTTACCGTCGTATGAAAGTGCTAGGATGGTGAATCGATCCCAGGACCAGAGATTCGGTCCCTGAAACCTGGGTAGTTTCTCAAGGTTGACCACACCTACCGGAGACGCTTTCGGAATATCATAGCTGTGAATACCCGCGTCATTCGCATAGGATGAGTCTAGGGTGACGACACGACTCCCATCTTTTGACATGAAACCCTGTGATTTACCCACACCCGTGTAATACCCGCTGCTCAGATTCGGATAATCATAGACTCGAAAAGGTCCATCGGGTTGAAAGACTAAAACTCTTTTACCATCGTGGGAGAGATTCACGGTGAGATCACCGGTGCCGCCGAGGGGTCCGAACGAAAATCGGGTGTCGGAAGTTAAGACGTTCGTCTCAGATAAACTGAATTTCTGCAGGGCCTGGTCGTTCAAAACCGCGACCACCTGGTGCCCATCATCCGTCGAGTCGATACCCGATATCGTATACGAAACGCTTTGATATGTGTGCGTCGCGACGTTCTCGGGTGAAGCGAGGTCGTACCTCGTCGAGTCGTAATTGTACACTTTGATTTCGGTGTTACCCTCGTTCAGATAGATGGCCTGTTTGTCCCGGGCGATGACAGCGAGTTTCGTTCCATCACTGGTCAGACTTATATCCAATCCGGTGTTAAACCCACTCTCTCCGGAGAGTTCTTTGAGCGTGTCCTCCCAATCCGTTGAGAGTATCGATTTCAAAAAGGGGTCGTAATTGGCTTGGGCCAGGTTCAGAGGACTTAGTGAAAACTTATCAGCCAGAAGTAAGGCGGAACTATATTCCCGCCTGTTACTCACGAGGCCGGATGTTGTCGTCGCAGCCTCTAAGTGTTGATAGTCGACCGTAGTCGGGGTGTATCTATTAAATGCCCGTTTCGTGACGGCATTTAAGAGTCCGTTGGTTGAATAATTAGAACGACCCATCCCTTAATGATATATTACAAAAAAACTAGTCTGCAAATACTATACCTGACATGCCATCTTTAATTTTGAGGATATTATAGTTCACCGCATATATATTCCGATCTACCGGTTGGGTGCAGTGCAAGGTCACGCTGTCAACTCGACTGAAGTTGAGAGTTCCTGTAGGCTGATATTTGTTCGCTGATAAACAAAAAGAATGGAAAAAAAGGTTTTCAGAGTTGGACCCACTGAAATCTGTATGAAAATATGACTGGATGGCCGTAAAATATGGCACCCCAGGTCTGAAATCGTCTATGTCCGTGCCATTCACTTGTAACTTCACTTCATTCGAGCGCGACACGAGATTGTTCGTGGAGTTCGCATTCGAAGAAGCTATGAATTTTACAGGATGGTTAAAGACCAATTGGTGGATATTTGTTTTGGACGGGATGTTCATCTGCGTCTGATAGATGAGTTGATTAATCTCTGAAAACGCCAGGTGGTTTCTCTCTTCTTCGTCCAGTAAAATGAACGCGGCGTTCACGTGATAGGTTCGGTTGACATCTAGATTTGACGCCCAGTGAATTTTGAGTTCCACGTCGTGATAATTCAAAGCCACGAGGGGAAGAGCGGTAGACCATAGTTCACAGAACCAATATCTCAAAGGGTAGAAGAAACTCTGAGAACCGAGCCCGCCGTGAAGTGAAGCCTGGAAGGATTTCGAGTACGAATTGCCCAGCAAATCGACCGCGATAGACTCACAAAACTCCGACGTTTGTTCGTCGATTCTCACTCCACCGATCCATATTTCGGTCTTCTCAATTACACTCGTCCAGTCGTCGAGGAGCTGAACTTCACCGTTAAGTTTCGCCACGATGTTCATGTAGCTCAACAGGTCGCCGAATTTGTTAATTTTCACAGTGCTGGTCCCCCCGGGAGCGGGGGTGGTCTGCACCACCAGTTGCTTTGTGAAGAAAGAAAAATTGGTCGCCCGTTTGAATTTGGAGTTGAAGTAAGTCGTGTCGGGTTGTCCGCTGATGAACTTGTCAAGTTCGCCTCGACTCACGAGCTGAGCGAGCGCCCCACCTGACATATCTATTAGTACACAACAAAATTTTAATTGTCATCATTCAGCATCATCTCACGCACGGTCTCCCAAATAACCGTAGTTAGAGCGAATTTATAAGCGAGAAACCCCACGAAGGTTGCGGGGTAGCTAAAGTCGAACGCGAAGGATGCATTGTTCCAAGTCACTTCAAAAGCAGCTATTCCTAGTGGCGCGAGGAACTCCTTTTGAAACGTGGTTTTCTCAAACTTGTCCACCCGATCGCAAAGCATGGAAACGTACGCATAACTGCCGACCGCACCCAACATGGCAGAGACGCCCTGCTCAGCGCCTTGTGTGATAAAGTACGACGCGCTCAAGGCTGTTCCCCATCCGGTGGTATTACTCTTCAGTGTCCTTTTCAGACGCTTGTAATCGGAAGTTGGTTGGGCGACGGCGAGGGGGGTGACGAGACTCATCGCGTTGATTTATTTACGGTTTTAGTCTTTATATTGGTAGACGCTTTTAATACATTTTTATTTGGCTTAAAGAGTAGATTTTATATATAGTTGTGCTGAGATGCCCGAGTGGTCTAAGGGGGACGTCTTAAGAACGTCTGGCGCAAGCCTCGCGGGTTCGAACCCCGCTCTCAGCAACCCCGCATTAAAGAATTCAGGACAGGTGTCTACATAATGAAGATGGGTGCGAGTGAATCCACCCCCGAACCGAAGACGAAGAAGAAACAACTGTCCCCGTACATAAAATTTTGTAAGGAGACTCGCGCGACGGTCGTGAAGGAGAATCCGAAACTGACTTTTGGTGAAGTTGGTAGGAAGATGGGTGAGATTTGGCGAGACATGTCCGAAGACGAGAAGAAAAAATATTCTAAGTAAATACCAGTGATGGAATATCTATTGTTTAAGTTTGCACAGACGTTCCACGAACCCCTGACGCATCGAGTGATGGAGGATATATTAAAAAAGATGGATAAGCCGGTGATGATAGACGCGGGTGCCTGGCTCGGGGACACGGCGATCAAGCTCACAAAGGCCGTCCCGGAATTGGTGGTCTACGCGGTAGAACCTTCGGCGAAGAATTGTAAGTTTATACGGCGTCAGGCTCAACCCAACGTGCACGTCATCGAAAAATGTTTAACGAATGATAGTCGTCAGAAATGTGACAGTGATTCGTTAGAGATTTTTAATAATAAATCGTATACGTTCGGAACTCAAGGTAAAGACTCGATAACCATAGACGAGATATGGTCCAAATCACCGACCGGTGTTCAACTCGTCCACCTGGATGTGGAGGGGCACGAGTTGGGTTGTCTTACGGGCGCGCGACGGTGTCTCGAGGCGGCGTCGACCATTTTCATAGTGGAGATCCTCCACGATAACATGGATCGAAACAAAATATTCAATTTATTTGAAAAGTTGGGCTACAAACATTTCGTCATCCCGGAAAACGTAGGTTGGCTTTTCGACAAGGGTCGTAATTACGTGTTCATTCCACCCACAACCCCTGTGCAGAGGGCACGAACAGGATTCCGTGACTCATGGTCATAGACAACTTACTTTTAGTGACACTGGTATGAGACAGGAGAACCCACCTCTCCCAGAACTCGGGTGAGTAGATGTCATTCCAATCCTCACTGGAACTATTTCTTATTTTTAACATCTCTCTATGAATCTCAACTAAATCTGTTTCTTTTCGCAGCTTCTCAGGGATGACCGCCCCCTTCCTGAGTAGTTGCGCGCGCATAATTTTGGGATTTTGGTGATGTGGGTAGTAAGGCACCTTAACGTCACCAAAATCGATCACTCTTTTGTTGTTATGAAAAATCACCCTGTACAGATTTGCCACTGAAGGGCTTGGTTGAAGCAAAACCCGATCCATTTATCAAGGGTACATATTATTTTTCTTAATTGCCATACGCGACACCGCCGAGCCCATCCTTGATCTTGAGGATATTGAAGTTCACGGCGTACACGCGATGATGATGGTTTCCGTTCTCGGGTGCACTGAAAGTGAGCTTAGCGGTGTCGATGCGACTGAAGTTAAGACTTCCTGTGGGCTGCGACTTCGACATGGTGAGGCAGAATGGCCATGAGAAAGTCGCCAAATCGTCGAGGATGTTGTCTGGCAGGTCGGTGGTGTGGAACTCCGCAACCACATCGTGGTGGTACACGTCGGACGTGTCTTCGAAGAGGGGAGTACCGTTGATGTAGAGACTGGAGGTACCAAACTTGAACCCGTCCGTAGAGTGATTCCAAGAAGCATTCTTGGCGTTCCCCGACACCACGTGCAGACTCTTGCATGGGTGGTTAAAATAGGTTATGTCCACCGTCTTGTCGGTGGCCGCGAACCTCTGATTTTGCGTTTGAGTTATCAGGATCTCATGTTCCCTGTCGGTGAAAAATTTCCTTTCGTCCGTGTCGAGGTAGATGTAGTTACCGAACACCTTAGGGGTGGTACTGGGCGAGAAACCACTGCGGCACTTAATTCGAATCTCAACTTCATGGTAGGATAAAGCCAGTAAGGGAAGAGCCTTGGACCATTCCTCGGAAAAGAAGAAGGGGATCGCGTAATAGTTACCTCCGTGGTTCTCCTTACGATGGTTGAGACTCACAGCGAACGAAGCCTTCGCGGCCGACTCGCGAAGAAGGGGGTTGTGGACTCCCTGTATGAACAGGCTGTCCATGGTGCAGACCATCTGACCTCCGATGTAAAGGCTAAATTCGGTGAGATCTGTGGCGGATCGCTTAAAGAAACCGTTGTCGGAGGCGTCGTCTTGGACCGACGCGATACCGTCCGACTCGATCCAAACATAGCTTAAAAGGTCACCTTTCGAGCGCACGGGGATGACGACTTCACCTCCGGAAGAGAAGGTTCCGATGTAGTCCATCCGCTCGGGCTTCATGGCGAAATTGGTATAGCGTTTCCAGGTTTGTCGGAAAAAACTAACTTCGGGTGATCCGGTTATGTGAATGTCCTGAACTCCGACAGAGACGAGATCAATTAAAGCAGCTGACATAGTTATTATATTAATATGATATTAAAAATTTGAGCACATATCTTAACATGGTGGTTTTTCAGGCCTTGACCTGGGAGGCCAGGGACTGCGAGGATGAGCACCACATCTCAATTTTCGGAAAGACCAGAGAAGGAAAGTCAGTGTGTGTGACGACAAAGTTTGAACCCTACTTCTTCGTCAAGCTTCCACCTGGATGTGCGAACAAAGGTGCCGTGGAGCTCCTCTACCTAAAGCTCGACTCGTTACGGAAGGACTGTATGACTGGATATTCTCTGACTCAACAAAAAGACGTCTGGGGATTTTCAAACAATGAGCAGAGCTTTTACATGCACCTCACGTTCAAAAACCTAGAGGCGAGGAGAAAGATGAACAGCTTGCTTATGTACAACTCGGAGTTCACCAGGTACCGCGTGTACGAGTCCAATCTTGATCCCGTCCTGAGGCTTATGCACAGAACTGGCATCCAGTCCACTGGGTGGCTCGACACTGGATCTACTTGTGTGCGCGCCAACCTGGCGAGGGTTGATATCGACCTGTGGTGCAACGACTGGCGGGATCTCAAACCGGTGGATCGCGACGACGTCGCACCCTTTGTAGTTGCCAGCGTGGACATCGAGTGTAATAGTTCGACGGGTAAGTTTCCCGACCCTTCGGTGGACGACGACGCGTGTTTCCAGATTGCAGTATCGTTGTGCACGTTCGGTTCCGACGAGCCTTTTGAGAAGGTTTGTCTATGTTACAAAGAGACCCACGGAGAAGACGTCATCAGCTACAAGACCGAGCGTGAACTTCTCCTGGCGTTCAAGGATTACATTCAAAACAAAAGTACGGACATTATCACGGGATGGAACATTTTTGGTTTCGATCTGAATTACATCTACACGAGAGCGGCCAAAAACAGGTGCGGCCTCGACTTTTATCAGCTCGGTCGCCTAAAAGAAACGGAGTCGCACATCACCGAAAAGAAGCTCAGCTCGAGCGCACTGGGTGATAACCTATTGAAACTTCTTCCCATGCCCGGACGGTTCATTTTTGACCTGTTTCATGAAGTGAAAAAGAATTATAAACTCGACAGCTACAAGCTGGACAACGTGTCGAAGTTGTACCTCGGTGATCAGAAGATAGACATGAGCCCGAAAGAGATGTTCAGACGCTACAAAGAAGGCGACCCGAAGAAGCTCGGGGAGGTCGCGCAGTACTGCATCAAGGATACATTGCTACCGCATCGCCTGACTAAGAAGCTGTGCATTTTACTGAATATGCTGGAGATGGCCAAGGCGACGTGGGTACCCTGCAACTATTTGGTCGAACGAGGCCAGCAGATCAAAGTCTTCAGTCAACTCACTAAGAAAGCGCGCGAACTCGGCTACATGGTTCCGACGATCAAATACGGTAGTACTCCCGAGGAACCCTACGTGGGAGCTACAGTACTCGAAGCCCAAAAGGGGGCATATTATACACCCATAACTGCTCTTGACTTTGAAGCACTGTACCCTAGTATAATGTGCGCACACAATCTCTGTTACTCAACGCTCGTGCTCGACGAGCTACGCTACGGAAACGTCTCAGGTATCACCTATGAATCGTTTCAGGTCGGTCACAAAACCTATAAGTTCGCACAAAACGTACCTTCGCTCCTACCCGCGATCTTGAAAGAACTCAAAGAGTTTCGAAAAAAGGCGAAGAGGGACATGGCGATGGCAACCGACCCTTTTATTAAAGAGATCTTCAACGGTAAACAACTGGCTTTCAAGATCAGTATGAACAGTGTCTATGGATTCACTGGAGCTGGAAAAGGAATGCTCCCGTGCGTCCCGATCGCTTCCAGCACGACGTGCCAGGGACGCCAGATGATAGAGGATACCAAGAACTACGTCGAAGAGCACTTCCCCGGAGCGAAAGTTCGGTACGGGGACACGGACTCCGTGATGGTCGAGTTTGATGTTGGTGACCTAAAGGGCGAAGAAGCCATCGCCTACAGCTGGGAACTCGGTGAACGCGCCGCGAACGAGTGCAGCGCTCTCTTCAAGAAGCCAAATAACTTGGAGCTTGAGAAGGTCTACTGGCCGTATTTCCTTTACAGTAAAAAGAGGTACGCGGCGAAGCTTTGGACCAAGGGTAAGGATGATAAGATGCACATGAACTACATCGACGTAAAGGGTCTGCAGCTCGTCCGACGGGACAACACACCACACGTCCGCGAGGTGTGCAAGGAGCTACTCGACGTCGTGTTGGATGCACCCGACACGGAGGCGCCCAAACAACTCGCGAGGCAACGCGCGACCCTACTTCTGGCGGGACAGGTTCCACACGAGAAGCTCATCCTCAGCCAATCCCTATCCGACACGTACAAAGTCAACGGAAACCCCGTATCCGTCACGTCTCCTATGTCTTGTATGATAAACCAGGCGCACGTTCAAGTGGTCAATAAGATGCGCGAACGCCAACCCGGTTCTGAACCGCAATCGGGCGACCGCGTCCCGTATCTTCTGACCAAAACAGGTGATCCGAAGGCCAAGGCTTTCGAAAAGAGTGAAGACCCGAAGTTTGTCGAGGAGCATTCCATTCCCATCGATTATTATTATTACTTTATCAACAAGTTTCTGAACCCCGTCTGCGACTTACTGGACCCGCTCTTCCCAAATGACGCGAAGCTGGAAATCTTTGGAGAGATCCTCGAGGCGAACAAGCCGGTCCCGAAGAAGAGAGGCCCCGCCATATCTACGATGAAGAAAGAACAGCTCATAGCCGAATGTGATCGGCTCAAGATTGATACCTCGGGAAAGGTCGCAGACCTTAAGCTGAGAATCAAGGCGGTGTGGGAAACTCAAAACTCTGTCGAGAATGCATTTAAAAATTTCACGACAAAACAGAATAAGAATGAACAACAGAATCACTCGATTGGTGATTGAAAAATCGAAAAAAGTTTTACTCGAGCAACTGCCCAAACTTCTCGAAGATGATTTGAACGATATCATCCAGGACCTAGTGGAAGAAGAGGTGCAGGAACGACGTACCGAACTTCTGACCAGGACTCTGGAGAACATCTCAAAGAAACACCAGATTCCCCTGGAGATCCTTCTATACGACGTACCCGGAAACGAACAGAAATGTCGCGGGAAGAAAAGAACGAGAGACGGCGGGGATGTCAGGTGCACTTTCAATGCCACGAATGGGGGGTACTGTAAGTTTCATCAGGGGCAGTGCGAATCCATCGAAAGTAGGCGTTTATCGAGCACCAATCTACACACACACGGACCAGAACAAATAAACGTACCCGGGTGCCCAGGGTGCGCTTCCAGTAACGGGCTTATAGACTTACATCGTATAATGTTTAATGAATAAAACAAGTATATTACTATCTTCCATCAATCAGTTCTATAAAGAAGAACCCAACCGAAACAAGCTCCTGACGATACTAAACAAAAGCGGTGGTATTTCATTACGAAACCTGGAATGGTTCATCACCAACTACGCCAAGAAAAACAACACATCATTCCGAACCTCGAACGGTAAAATTTTTACTGTCCATTGTGCGTATAAATCTAGCTTGGACGGATATTCCAAGAAACTCTTTGATCCCTTCTGCAGGGCGGAAAAGTTTACCTATGAGATCCCAGACTCATCTCAAAAAATCCAAACAACGCTCGCGCAATTGAATTTCATCAAATGGTGTATAAAGAATGACATAATTGAATACATCTACGATCACAAACAGAGTTTATTTAAACCATATAATCAAAAACTTGTGTCATGATACCGTCCTTGATTTTAATAAAGTTCAGAGTTTTTGCCAATATATGAAATCTCCTCTCGTGAAATTGAAAGTTAACATTAGAGTTTCCCACCGGGTGCCTACTCGAAAAGAGCTTCGCGGTGAATATAGGTTCGTTCACCGCACTGAAATTGACGTGTCCCGACGCGACGCTGTCGTTAGGGTACAACGCGAAGCTATAGTTGTAAAAACGTCTGGTGATGGGGGTGTTGCGATGATGCAGACGGGGTTGGAGGATTCGCAAGAAGTGTGGACTTCCCACGTGTTCGTCGATGACTTCCTGATTATCCAGACTCAGAGTCAGGTGCTCGAGATGCTCGAACCGAAGCGCTGGATCCACCTGTTGCAAACTAGAATTGACCGGGATCTCGTTGTAATTTGACGTCCCACCGAAGGCGTTATTCTCTGTGTACATACAGAAAAAGTACAACTCCTGGACCAGATTCGTGAAAACCAGACGGGTTTTGATATCCGTTTCCTCCCTGCCCACAAACACGTCATTGTACTGAATTTGTTGAATGGCAAACTCGTGTTCAATATTTTGCACTTTAACTTTCTCGATGGGATCTAAAAATACACATTCCGTGGATAATCTTAAATCGTAAGGCTTGTACGTCACGAGGTCAGCGGCGTTCGCACCCACAAACCCCTCGAATTCAGCCACGCCGTGGTTGGTCATGCAGATACACTCCTCAACCTTCCTGAACTTCACCTCTACGTCTATTTCATTTGCGGCGGAGAGTGCGCACACTGGGAACGCCAATTCTGGTTGGTCGTGGAAATAGAAGGGAACATCGAGACACACGTCACCACCGAGTTTCGTCGGAAAAGGTGCAGTCTTCGTGATGCGACTGTTCACCTCCGAGGGATTGGAACTCACGTCCCTCATGCACATGTCGAAGAGGTTCGATTGCCTCGTCGTGGTATACTCCATCTCGTAATAGAGATCTAAGTACTCCGTGGTGAGATGCTGAATCACGACGCCACCCACTGAAAGTGTGATGTACTCTATGAAGTTGCACGCCTCACCGTAGACGAAACCCTTGGTATCGAGACTCGGATCTGCGAGGACGATGTCCGGGAGAGTCCATTTTAGACTGACACCCCGAAGAACGTCGCAGTGATCGGGTAGAATCGTGAACTTGTGCACTTCGTCGTATTCGAAAGTCTTTCCAGCTTTGATGTCGATCGTCTGAAGAGAGAACTGTGATTTTTTGTGAAACCCCTCCTTCCAGAAGGTGAAATCTGGCTTGTCAGTGGTGTACGAATCTAAGATCCCTCTGGAATTTAGTTGAATAGTGCCAGCCATTACTATAACAAGTTACGAAAATTTTAAGCCAGCAAGTCCCGAGTCGAATGAAAGAATGTTATAATTTAGGGCGAATACCCGTATGCGCGTCTCCGCTGCGTAGGACCCCGACACGGGACGAAACGTGAGAGTATTGTTCCCGGGGTCGACGTACCGATCGCGGTCTTTGAATTCTATAGTGAACTTCTGATGGATGATTCTACTGAAATTGATGTGCCCGGCGGGGTCGTTTGAGTCTGGATCGAGGGAAAAAGAATAGACCCCGAATTCATTTTCACCAGTGTCTGGAATGTTCCTGTGGTTTTTGAATGGCTGAACAACTGAGAAATGGTGGCCGTTTTCTTTGAAAAAGATGACGTTATTCAGACAGAGTTCAGCGGTTTTTATCTGCCTGAAAATAAAATTATTATTCTTATCCTGAGCGTCGGGGACTGGATAAGGTTCACCGAGAAAGAGAATCTCCTTGGTGGGATGCCTGAAATCGAGGAGAAACGCTTTTTTATGGACACCGCTGGGGATCCGCTCTTCTCGAAGTTGCACCTGGGTGATGAGGTACTCCATGTGCGCATCTTGAAACGCTCCGCGCTCGATATCCGAGAGGTACACGTTCTCCGTCGTGAGGAAGATCTGATCGACGAGCTTTCGGGACGTGTTGTAAATGGGAGGGAGGTTTGAACTGACACTCTTGGATTCGTAATAGGTATTTCGACCCGTGAGTTTCACCCGTATAGAAACCTGCTGTTTGGTCAGTTTGCAAAGAGGAATTGCGTTTTTACTGGCTCTGGTAAAATAGAAGGGGAGTTCGACCGAGAATTTTGTCGGGTAGTACCCCTCGGTTCCCGTACCTTCACCACCACGATAAGTTTTGATCGCGTCGTGTTGTGAGGAGGTGTCCAATTTCTGACGGAGATATATGTATTCGCCCGTGATGCGATCAATAACTTGCTCGCCTATAACGAGGTCGGCGTACTCAATCAGTTTCGTTATAGGGTTACCGACAGTCGTCATCGCGTCGTAATCCTTTGTGAAGTTCACGGTTAAAGAAACCGAGTTGAGTAGGTCTGATTTGTTGCTTGGCACGCGACAGGTTATGATCTCGCCGAAGTTTGGATTGCCGGTGAAAGGAATGTCGCTGAAGTCTATTCCGAACGGGGTATGACGCCGGAAGTTGTATATGAAGTGTGAGAAATCAGGACATCGGGGATTCACCCACGTATCCTGGATCCCCTTAGCACAGAGATACATCTACTATTAACAAGCTATTTTTTTAATACTGCACGGTCATGAACCCACGCGAAAAGCTCAATTTTTGTAACTCGATGTAATACAGGTTCAATTCGAATTGACCTGAGAACGCCTGGTCGTTCGCTTCACTGGTAGAGGAACCCTCCACATTCTGGTCTGCACCCGGACCCGGAAACAACGGTGTCATATCAAACTCCATCAGGGTCCGATCCGCGTTTAGATTGCGAAAATCCAGTGTGCCCGTACTCTTGTCATGCAGGGGGTGCAGGGCGAACGACTGGGTGTAAATATTGGTCCTGTCGTCCGTGACACCGAGATTAAAGTTGTAGGGGATCGCGTATTTGTAGTGCTCGTGCGATTCCATCAACGTATTCGGGAAAGATTCGCCGTTCAGAAAGAACGTCGCCTTGCGCATTATGGGGGTGTTTCTGGTCACCATGGTGAAACTCAACGTGGGGTCCACGCCTTCTTGTGTACCCATGGTCCACTGATAGTCCTTGGCTCGGCTCCGAACGAAGGTGACGTACCTGTGCGTCGACAGGGTTTGGGTGGTGAACAACTTGTCCCTGAAGAACCAGTGAAATATTTTAACTTTGGATTTCGGTTCGAGGTTGACTTTCAGCGTTCGATCACTCGTGGTGAACGAGGTGTGTTTCTTGACGACGTTAACTAACACGTCATAGTTACTGTCTACGAGGTACAAGCGCTCCTCGTCGCTCAGCTTGATCTCCTCTGAAATGAGTTGAAAGTTGTTGAGTTCGATGACGGTAGGAACAAACCCTTCCGGCGCCCCGGGATCCACACCTTGCCAAAAGCTCTGCGGGTGGAATGTCAACTCGAACTGGATCTTCTGTTTGTGGATGGCGCACACCGGGAAGTACTGGCGGTCCTCGACCTCCTCCCGAAGCTCCGTCTTACCATACTTTCGGCAGAAAA